ACAGAACGGATCGATTCCAGCCGCTGCTGGATTTGTCCGCGAATCGGCGTAGAGCTCCCACGGCGAAAGCGCGCGCGCGGAGAGCGCAGCGGCCAGCAGCACGGCCAGGATGGCGGGTGCGCGCGTCACGGAACGGCAAGCCTCCAATGGGCGTTGCTGCTGTTCGGCTGCCAGACGATGACGGCGGTGTTGGTGGCGCCGTTCGTGTAGATGCCGGTCGTTGAAAACCCAGTCATGTTAGTGGGTTCGAAAGACACGAAATTCGTTCCGCAGCAGAAGTGGAAGATCGTTCCTACGGAGTTCGACAGGCTCGCCGCCGCGCGTGCGAAGCGCACGGTTTCGGTTCCTGATGCGACGCGCAGTTGCTCGACACGTCCAGTGGACCAAACGGTCACGATGCCAGCATCCGCCGACAGAATTTGCGGAGAGTTTTCACACGTGGATCCAATGAAATTGCGAAGCGAATTGGCTCCGGAACCGGTGAATGTTAGAACGCCGTCGAATCGGTTGCTGCCAAAGAACGTCCACGGACCGCTCACGTAACCATTGTCGAAATTGAGCATTCTCGACTGCCCGTCGGATGCGGAATAATTTTTCAAATAAACGACGCCGGCCGCTTCGCTGAAGAGCCACAATCCGATGGGTTCTGGAATGCCTTCAATTTCAATTTCTGAATATGGCAGCAAGTAACCGGCGGCCGCGTGGTCTCCCCAGGCATAGGCCGCGTTCCAGTGCGCCAGAAGGTTGGTCGTGATTCCGTAGGACGCAGCGGCCGTGAAAATAGGATCCGTTTCTCCGCCGATCGTGGCAATTGGTGAGGCAAAAATAAGCGTTATCGGATCTCGGGCAGCGTGGACGCGGATATCCTGGAGCGCGATGATGCGATGGAAAACGAGGTTGGATCCGGCGCGGTCGTAGAGCGCCACGCGGCCCTGGTAGCGGCCGGGGTGAAGGCAGGTCTGCGTCGGGGCCGGGTTCCAGGACCAGTTCGCGCCGGACTTGGTCGGCGCCAGGTTGAGCCAGAGATTGGTGGCGTCGGAGATTTCCCATCGGGCGTCGCGGGAGTCGGCGGACGGAACGGCGTAGCGCAGGCTGACGCTTTCGGCCTGGGACCATTCCATGTAGTCGGGGGATTCGAAAAGCGGGTTCGTCGGGGCAACGAAGGAAAAGGTGCGGGCGTCGATGGCCACGGCCGGGCGCGCCAGGCCGAAGAGGAGCAGCAGGATCGCGCCGATCATGCCGCCGGCGCCGGTGATGCTCGGGCGGACGACGATGGATCCGCTGGTCTGGCGGCTGGAGGCGGTTTGCTCGACCGGGGCTTCCAGGCGCAGGTCGCCGGCGCCGACCTTCCCGAGATCGGATCGGATGCCGGAGATCTTCCGGGCCGTCGCCTCCGGCATCTCGACGCCGCGGCGGGTAAAGAGGATCTCCAGGGCGAAGTAGACGGCGGCCGTGCGGATCTTCTGCGGGTACGGGGCAGACAACGGAAGGCGGACGCGCCCCTCGATGAGCGCGTCCACCTCCTGGCAGGCCGTTTCGATCACCGCGGCAAGCAGGCCGGGATCCGGCTGCTCGCCTCCCTGGTCGGCGAGCGCGGCGTCCCGGTACTGGTCCGGGACGACCGCGCGCAATTCCCTAGCAGTGATGTAGGCCATGCCCGCCCGCGCCGCCTAGGGGCTCGCCAGCCGGCGTGCCGAGATCGCGCTCGTCGCGCGAACGTCGTGCGTCCAGTCGGTCGCGTAGACCCGGCGGCGGGGCTCCTCGAAACTCCGGATGGAGTCGATGAGGCTCGCGTCGGTCGCAAACGTCTTCATGAACGACGGGTCGTAGGCCGTCGGCGCGTCGGCGCCGATGAACAGGAACACGTCGGCGCCCAGGACGAATTCCAGGGCGGATGTCTTGCCGGGCTTGGCCGTGTCATAGACCATCGTGCCGAGGCGGATGTCGATGTTCGGGACCATCAGCATGTCGCGCAGCTTGTCGATGGTCATGCGGACGCCGCCGCTGCCGGCGAGGTCGGCCTTGATGACCGCGTTGTTCCGCAGCGCGCGGAACGCCGAGACGCCGAGGACCATGCGGTTCGGGAACATGCCCGTGGCCTTCGCGATCGCCTCGATTTGTTCATCAAGCTGGTCGATGGGATCGACCGTCGCGCCGGACCAGACGCCCTTGCCGGACACGGCCGTCAGGGCGGCGCGGGCCTTGGAAATGACCTCGGCCTCGCGGGCGAGCTTGGCGGTCGCCAAGAGCGCCGCGATCTTTCCCTGCTCGAGCTGGGGCATGCGGGCCTCGCCGGCCAGCGCGCGCGCATGCTCGGCGATCACGACCGCGAGGGCGTTCGGCGCGCAATTGAAATACGCGTCGTCGGACTCGAACGCGAGCCGGTTGGCGTCGCCGCCGATCGCGCGAACGGTCTGCGGGATCTGGAAGGCGTTCTTCTGGTCGTACGTCTTGTACTGGCCGGAAGCGATGCCGGTCGGGACGACCGGCGCAAAGAAGTTCGCGAGCGACTTCGACATATCCTGCATGAACCCACGAGCGAACGTGGTCAGGACTTCTTCGACTTGGAAGATCTGGGGCATGGGGGCTTTCTCCTCTTCGGGGTGGATCGGGATCAGGTTTCGGACGCGTAGGCCGCGTACACTTCATCGCCGATGCGGCCGGCCGGCGGCAGCAGCACGGCGGACACCAGCTCGGTGGCCACGCCGGCTTCGATGGCGCGGGCTTCGGCGACGTCCGTCGCCGCGGCCTTGGTCCAGGTGCCGGTGCTGGGATTGCGGACGAGGTAATCGCCCGCGGCGACGGTGCCGGCCAGCTTGACTTCGACGGGGCCGACGTTGGCGCCGAACACCGCGACGGACACGCCGTCGGTGTAGGCTTCCGTCACGACGCCAAAATCGCCGCCGAGGGTGGCGTTTCCGGACGCATCGATGCCGACGGCCAGGCCGACGCCATCGCTCAGATCGACACCGGTGGCCTCTTCGAGCCGGACGATGCCTTTGGGGTTTCTTTCCATGTGCTTCCTTGTGGGTTGGTTTTCTATTTCTTGAACAGTTCCGGCTTCTGCTGCTGGGCGAGGCTCCAGAGCTGCTGGAAATCCTGGATTCCGGTTTCCTTCCGGATCTGGGCGATCAGCGATTCGATCTTCGCGGAGAGGCCGGTGGTTTCGGTCTGCGTTTCGACGGCATTCCCGGCCGGCGTGCGGCGCACGATCGGAAGGGTCACGCCCAGGCCGGCGATGTGCTGCGCCAGGGATTCGGCGCTCAGGGCGCTGATGGCCGTCTCGTCGAGCGTGACGGCCTTCCCCTGGAGCACTGCGATCTGGATCATGTGTTCCTTCTGGAGCGAGTCCAGGCGGGCGGAGAGCGCGGAGATCTGCTGGCGGCCTTCGTCGAGCGCCTCGGGCTTGAGCGCGGCTTCGGCGATCACGCGCACCTGGTCGATGGAGGCGGCGGTGACGGCGGGCGTCTGGTCGAGACGCTTCTTCAGGTCTTCGATCAGCAGCGCCTGGGCGTCGATCTTCTGGCCGTAGCTTTCGATCAAGCCGCGCAGACCCTTGTTCTCTTCGGTGACGTTCCCGAGGGCCGACTGCAACCCTTCGATGATTTTCTGCGTGTCGTTGTCCATGGGATTCTCCGGGGGTTGGTAGGTGGCCGAAAACGCCGAGATGCCTTTCACGGCGCCGTTGTCGCACAGCGCGGCGGACAGGATGCCGAGCACGACGACCGGATCGCCGGGCGCTTTGCGCTTGGTGTGAATCGCGACGGGCGACACGTCGCAGTAGTCCGAGCCGTGCTCGACGCCTTTGGGCGTCCATGTCAGCGCCGTCAGATAGATGCCGTCGCCGGGGACGACTTCGAGATCGCCGTGGGCGGCATTGTGGCGCGGAGCGGGAACGAAGTTGGGATGGCCCTTGAGGCTCTGGTGGTCGAAGTCGAGCACGATGCGCCGGAACGTGTCGGCGGCGATCTGCCGATTCAGCGCCGCGACGGTCACGTCGTTGACGATGAACGGTCCGTCGGGCGTTTGGTTTTCGCCCCAGGCGAACAGCTTCAGGCGCGTAGGCAGGTGTTCGCGGTCGAAGCTGACGGACGAACCGTTCAGCGCGGTCAGGACCAGGGATTCATCGCGGTTTTCCATGCGCGCGAGAAAACCAGAACCGCGCGCGCGCCCCAACGAACAGAGTGACGGATGAGAACTTTGCTTGCGAAGGGCGGTTTTACGTCAGCCGGCTATTTGCCGAAGCGCCAGCGCGAAAGGACGTCCTTGCAGGCGCTCATGGCCTTCTCCGTTGCCTTGCCGGTGGCGTAGAACGGGAAGAACGGGCGCGGAGGCAGGCCGGGGTGATTGACGGACTTGATTGGGTGCTTTGCTCCGGGCCAGAAAAGGGCCTTCTTATTTCTGGCTTCGATCACGTGCGGCTTCGAACCCAACTGGTGGGCGGCGGCATAATCCCGATCCGTTCCGACCATGGCGTGGGTCGGACCGACTTCGATTGTTCGCGGGCTGCGCGACAGCGTCCCGGACCGGACCAGCGTTGCGGATCCCAGCCAAGGCGTCCGCCGCAGGCTTTCGTCCGTGAACGCTCCTTTCGTCATGGCCACTAGTTCGTCGGATATCGCGGCCATCGCCTTTTCCGGCTCCTTGAATCGGGCGATCAGCCGCTTCAAATCCGGCGTGATCGTATCGGTTTTTATAGTGACCTGCATGTCAGCGAAGAAACGGATTCGCCTTTTCCCACTCTTTGAGCAGCGTTTCCTTTTCGGCGTCCGTCAGCGGGGGCGGATTCGGATCCGCATCTCCTTCGGCTTTCATCTGCGCCAACAAATCAAGCAGCTCGCGAAACAGCGGATTTTTTTGGGCAAGCTTCTCCAGCCCGGCGTCCTTTTCGTCATTTGGTTTCATATCGGATTCTCCACGTTCTGGCCAACCGATCGAAAATCTCTTTCCATTCATCGTTGCTCATCGTTCCGGCATCCATTCGCACCATATACGCATCCAGCAGTCTGGCCATCCGCCGATTGCTGGCCGCCACCCGAGACATCTTCGCGCTCACGATGTGGAGCTTACCATCCGGTTCCACGACCGCAATTGTTTTCACCGCCGGGTTGCAGCGGAACAACGCCGCCAAATCGGACGGAGACGGGAGGCCCGGTTGCAGATGGTTGTGAACCATCGCCGTGGAACGTCCGTCGCGCAAAGCCCGGCGAGCCTGTTCCAGGAATGAAACTCGATCCGCGCTGCCGGACCCATATCCGATCACCATGCCTGTATTGTAGTCGACAACCTCCAGCAGCTCTTTCGTCCGCGCGGCTGAATTCTTCGCCAGCATACTTGCGGCCCGCTCTAAATCGGCGCTCAGAGCCCAGTCCCAGACGCTGCGCTCCAGACCATCGTTATCCTTGAAAACGGCCGTCTGCATGTTGCGCCGGAAGGCGTCGAATGCGGCCTTCAGCACCGCGTCGTTTCCGTATTTTTCGTGTAGCTCGGAGACGGGGGTGCGTAGGTCGCCCGGATTCCACTGGTAGGCTTCCAGGGATGCCGTCGTACCATCCTTTTGCGCGCGCTTGACTGGGCTGGACACGTCAACCGTCGAGCCGCTCCCCTCGTCGAGGCGGCCGGGGGTTTCGAGGTGCTTCAACCCGGAATCTGGCAGCGTCCAGCCGCGCGACTTCAGCTTTTTGTCTTTGGTGATCTTGCCAGTCAGATTCATCTGACCGGCCACGCGGCCGTCCCGAACCATCTCATCGTATTCGCCGGGACCGACAGGAACCACCTGGCAGCGGCAGCCCCAGTCCCATGGCGGAAAATGGTCTTTCCAGAACGCATGGTTCCACGGAAGTGTTAGCCCGTGCAGCTTGGCGTGTACGTCTCGTACGCGGTCGTCGCCCATCGAAAGGTATTTCCAGTACGGGAAGAAATCGCGCTTTTCGAACATGCTCTTGTAGTTCGCCGCCGCATAGGCCTGGAATCCGTGGTGGCGCAGCAACAGCTCGGCCCGCTTTAGCGCGGCCTCCTCGTCCATCCACGGAATCCCGCCCTTGCCCATCAGCTTCTCGGAAATCTGCTTCTTCAGCTCATCCCAGTCGCCGCCGCGCGGAAGCTCCGCGACGATGTCGCGGATCTCCTGTGCCACCTTCAAATCTTCAATCCCTGAAATTATGAACGCCCGCGCCCGGATTTCTGGAATCATTTTTGCAAAGATGTCCTGATCCACGACGGGCCTGTCGCGGATGATATTCGCGGCCTCGTCGAACGGAACCGGCTCGAATTGGATTCCATCGCTCATTAAAATTCCTTCTACATCGCGATGGACATGTCGTCCAGCGGGCATTTGACACGACCGATTTCCGGGTGCACGTAGACCTGGGTGGTTTCGAGTGAAGTATGGCCGAGGATCTCCTGGAGATCGCGGATGTTCGTTCCGCGCTCGATCGCGTGCGTGGCGAAAGCGTGCCGCAGCGAGTGCGGGTGGATCATGTCGTTGAGACAAAGCCGGCGAACCGAAGCCCGCACGGCCCGCTGCACGTTCTCTTCGAGGCAATGCCAACGGACTTTTCGGCCGGTCCGCGGATCCGCGCATGGATTCCGCCCAGGGAACACGAACGCCCAGTCCTTGGAAAACTCCAGCCGGGGATATTTGATGCCGAGCCTCCCCGGAAGCTGAATCGGAAGTCCGGCCAAGCGATCGCGATCCGCGACTGCCGCCGCAGCGGCGAGCTGGACCCGGAGCTGAGGCAGTATGCATTTCGGCAACGGAACGGTGCGATCCTTGGCACCTTTGCCCTGGCGTAGCGTGAGGTGCGGCGCCGCTGATTCGTCCAGGCAAACATCCTTCACGCGCAACAGGCAGGCATCGCCCAAGCGCAGGCCCGAACCGTAGATCAGGCGGACCATAAGCCGCAGCGGATATCCGCCTGCATCGCGAACGTCGTCCAGCAATCGCTGGACTTCCTCGAAGGCCGGCGAATACGGTTGGCGCTTGGGGCGGCGGGCGCGCAAGGCGTCGAATGCCTGGTTTTGGGCTGAGGCCGAATAGCCGCTCTTGGCCATATCGGTGAGAAACGCCTCGACCTTGTCCCTGGCATCTCCTGGCGGATTCGTTCTGGCAATCCAGGACCCGAATTGCTTCATCCATCCAACGTAGGTTTTTTCCGTCGACCAGGCCATATGCCGCAAGCGACAAATGCTTCGGACCTTTTCTTCGGCCTGGGTTAAGTTCATGGATTACTCCGTTGGATATACGACAGGTGACGCAGAAGAATTGTTCGCAGTACGCGAAGCGTATTTACAAAGTTTTCTGCAAACAATTACTCTCGACACAATAAGCGCAACGCGAGTGATGTGCGGATTTGTCTTCATATCTTCCACAAGATCGGCGTACCATTCTTCTGGCGTTCCATTTGATGAATGATGGGACATTTTCTCGCGCCCATACCAAACATAGACTTCTGCTTTTGTTTTCATTTATTCTCCTGCGAACAACCCGGTCCAGCCCTACCGCCGCCAAGGCGCGGCGGAGGCTGACCCGTCGGGTTCCGCCCCGCTAAGCGGGGCGGAATGGGGCGCTTCGCCGCCAGTGCCGCGCGATTGTCTGCCCCGCTACGCGGGTCAGAACAATCGCTTGCACCGGACACCCTTCGGGCGTCCGGCCCTTCGG